ATGCGTCTTTCCAAGCTCGCTCCATCCACCGCCCTGTTCAGTCTAATCGCCCTATCCGCACAAGCCGCTGACTTGAGTGCCCTGACGGGGGCTCTGTCCTCTGCTCTGGGTGGTGCAAACAACACCACTAATAACACCAATTACTCCAATAACGCCTCCTCCTGCCAGCAACAGGTCCGCGACCTGCAGGCGAACATCAATGCAGCCAATGCCAAGGGCGATACCTTGCGCGCAACCGCCTATCAAGCTGCGCTGACCCAGACAAACAAGAGCTGCAGTAACGCCAGTCACAACACCCAGGCCCAAGTGAATACCAACCCGCAGCACCAACAAAACGTGAACAAGGCAGCGGATGCGATCAATGCAATCGGTGGGCTGTTTAAATAAGCCGGAAAGTCGTGTGCGAGAGGCCCGCAATTGCGGGCTTTTCTACGCCTGCGGGACGGACCATGCAAAAACCTTGATCGGCACGCCCGTACTTTCGCCCAGACAATAAAAAACCCCGTAGACGTTAATCTACGGGGCTTTCAAGAGTGGAGGCCGAGGTCGGAATCGAACCGGCGTAGGCGGATTTGCAATCCACAATATTTTCTATACAAATCAATAGATTGAACCTGAATAAATTCCGCAGCAGCACTATTTTCCAGTGGCTGTAACGCAGACAGGTCAAGCTGGCCGCTTTGGGTTGCGGAACTACTTTTATGCGCATAGTTGATTCCCCACCACTCCTACGATGCATGCTCAAGGACAGATCGATCTGCCTGAAAAAGACGTGGACATCCTGAGGACATGGCCGCATTCGCCGGTTTTCAAGACCGCTATTCAAAAGTAGGCGGTGCGCAGCCTTGCGCACCGTTGGCGTTCCGTTACTCATGGCAACAGATCAAACTACAGGCCGCATTCTATAGGAGGTGATTGTTGAGTTTGGGAACTGTTATGCACTCCCCCCGGCTTCCTGCCGAATGAACGCAAACCAGAGAAATGCCTAAGGCTTACCAAATACATCGTGACTGGTTTCGGCCCAGTGTTTGTAAAACCGCTGGGCCGTTAGCAGACTCTCATCCGATGCCGAGCGAGATGATTAAGGACATCGACAAGAAAACAAATATCAATCATATACATACGGACATGGCCATCACGCGGACAGCCGGACCAGATAAATTTAGCTGGCATACCTGCTGCGCTAAACCCCTGGCTACATTCATTCCTGCTTGATAATCGTGAATACCATCTGTCGCCGTAACAACTTTCTCAACAATACTCAATATTGAAGACAGTACAGTTCGCTGCACCAAACTTATAGCTTCTCCCTCTCCAATCTGTCTTGACACTCTACCGATAACACGGAACCGTCCATCTGTTAATTTGGCCTTTATAGATAGCGCATCTGCATCGGCCAGGTCTACATCCAAAACACCAATTTGCTTACCCGTAGTAGGACAATACATTAACATCTCAAGCTGACCAGATTTAAGATAATCCCCCTCGAGTTCGGCGAGAACATTTGCAATCAACTCCTCATATTTTTTAATATCATCCTTTAGCTTTTTATTTCCAAAAACCTTTTGATTTATTTTCTCACCAAAATTTTGGAGTACCTGACAAATTAATGGCGCGGAAATTTTCAACGCCTCTAGTATGGAATAAAAATCAACAGGCTTAAGAACAACGTCAAGCTGAACAAAACTTGAAGATTTTGAAGACTCATTTACCTTAAAATCATGATTTATCAGTTCTCGCTCATTTAACTCATCGATGAGAGTCATATGCAACCCCCCCATCGTATAACGCCGGGCTGTCTTTGTAGTTGAAGTGGACTCCTTGGCGAGTTCTCCACCCCCGGAAACAGGAGATATCAACTCATTTAGAAATTTAAACCCAAGACTTATATTCAATTTGCCTGAGGTCTTTTTCCCTTCCTGCGCCTCCGACTCCATAGCGACACCTTTGAAAAGATAGGCAGCACAATTCAATACCATCTTTTCATTTAAATAAACAGGTTCCATATATGAATTCACGACAACCTCTAATTCTTGAGTTTTTGGCAAAAGACATTTTTTACGCCGCGCCAAGAGAACATTATCAGTTCTATGAACTTATGCCAGCAATATGCCATCTCCTAGACCGAAAATCGTATGCCGCCTCAGACGCGGTCCAGTTCCATGGCTTCAGCAAGAGCTATTGAAAGGCCCAGGCTGTCAATTTCGGCATCAACTGCATTACAAGCACGCTGTGCGCCGGCAGCATTTTTGACTAAGCGCAACCCTTCATGCCGCTGCTATGCTTAGGATTTCAGATGAGGCAGCGACCATGGCAGGTGAATATTCACTCGCGGATGTGCTTGAAAGAATTTACGAAAATCAGCTTGCGCTTGAAGCAGCACTTATGGAGCTCACGCTCCAGAGCGAAACGCGAGGATCACCTGAGGTCGGCGAAAATGTACGTGGCGCGTTGTTCGCTATTGGCGAAAACGCAGGTCATATCAAGCAAGGCATAGCGAAGCTACGAACCCAAGACTTTTGATGATGCATACCCCGATTGTGTAGGGGTATGTTGGCGGCTTTGACGAATAAGCCCGTGGTTGCTGACCCTACTGCCCGCCCGCATATGATTGCATAAATACGTAATTGGCATTGAATGGCATAGCTGGGCCCAAGGTTTGCGCCATTTTTGCCTCATTCGAGATGGCGTGTCCCTTTCTGCACAAGCTATCAGATGATCGATTGGACGTAGGGCTTCTTATCCTCCCTGGTTTATCTGCATCAGCTTTCTATAAGCTCACTGCAGAACGCTGCTTCATTGTCGTGCTGGTTTCTTAGGCTGGGTAGCCCAAGCGGCGTGTTGGGCTAACACCTTGACTGAGACAACGTTTCTGCTAGAGAAGGGCATAGTAGAACTGCGAACCAACGATTTTTGGCTGAACGTCAAATTTGTAAAAACCGTTCAAGCGTGGCTACGACGCTGGGCCCTAAGCCGCCTTGCGCACCCTGTGAGCATTGGCACATGCATTTTCCGCCCCAGGCGCAATACGACTCAGCAAGACGCTTGCATCATTTTGATATCATGCAGATAATCTGGTCTCAACCTTTGGAAAGGACGCCAACGTGATAGAAAAATTTGCAGGTGAAAACTACAAAGCCTTCGAAAGCTTTGATCTGGAATTTAAAGCACTCACTATTTTGCTGGGTTCTAATAGCACGGGTAAAAGTGCCATAGTCAACTCGTTACTTATGCTATCTCAGTCAGCAAATCCGAATGTGCATTCTGACTCTCCTCTGCGTTTGAATGGTGCAAAAATAGGGATGGGCGAAGCACTAAACATCATTACCGACAAGAACCCTAAAAACCGTTTATCTTTTAGCTTTTCGGTAGGCAAAGAAACTGGCCTGAAAACCAAGTACCTACAGTTTTATGATAGCATTACTGAGAGCTACCAATATCTACTACAACATTTAGGGACCATGCTAAAAGAGTCCTCACCAGAACGCGTTGCGAAGCGAACCATTGATGACCTATCTAAATACCACCCCCGAAAAAAGCTTTCAGATAAAGTTAATTACCTGGAATTCGGCAAGGCCTTCACATCTGCACTAAAACTTTACCGATCTAACACAGGAACTAAAGAAATTAGATCGCTTTTCGGCGGCGAAGTTGGTCAATTTGTAGCTAAAACCTCAATTCAGAAAATCATGGATTGCTTTGAGGGACTTCTAAGTTTAGATCCAGACTCCATATGCCCCGCTCGATTTAAGTATGAATTTATTTACAATCAAAAATTCAACAATATAAAAATTTCAGAATACACCCAATGGAATTCAGACAACAAAATAATTTTCAGGATTTCTGTATCCAAAGAAAAAAAACTAAGCTTGCATTCAGAAATCTATACCACTGAAGTTCTCAACCGATCCAGACATGATATTTTTCGAACCCTGAGTTTCGACTCACTAAAAATCATCAATGATGACATCATGCCAGTGTATGACAGCTGGTCATTCTCTTTTCTAAGAAATAGCCAAAATCCTTTTGCAGGAATATTCGCTTCGCTTCTCGCCACTTCCTCAAGATCATTATTTGAAGAGCTTTCAACAAACCAGATAAATCACGTAAGCCCACTACGGGCCTTCCCGCAACGCTACTACTTACTAGACAAAACCATCCAACACAAACAGCTTAATGCGCTGGACGGCACAGAACTCGCTGAAATATTAAAAAACAACCCGTCGATAACTAAAAACATAAATCGCCTTTTTGCCAAATACAATATAGCTATTGACGTTGAGAAGGTTAACGACATTATCCATAAAATAATTGTCACTCAAAATTCTGTACGTCTTGAATTAACAGACGTTGGATTTGGGATCTCTCAAGTATTGCCAATTTTAGTTCAAGCTCATCTATCACCTAAAAACTCACTAACTATTATTGAACAGCCTGAAATCCACCTTCATCCGAATATGCAGGCATGGCTGACAGATGCGCTTATTGACATCGCATTATCCCAAAACAAAAAATTTCTAATCGAAACGCATAGCGAAGCACTTATTAGGCGAGTGCGATTGAGAATTTTGGATTCCAAATCTGCACTTTCAGAAGAGGATGTCAAAATTTACCACCTCCACCGTGCGGAGGATAAAGGCCGAACCGTTTTGGAGGAAATTCCGATAAGCGCTGACGGGGACATTAAGTGGCCTTTAAACTTCATGGATGCGGAAATTAGTGACACACTAGAAATCCAAAGACTTAAGTCAGAAAAATTCTCAAAAAAGATTAACGCGGTAGCTACGGCGGATATAAATAATGGCTAATGCTCACTGTGTGTGCCCTCGTTTCGTAGCGGACAACATTAAGAATCCGGGTATTTATACTGATGTTTTCATTGGGCAACTACTCCAGTCCGATGACCAAATAGTCCTTGACCGCGAAGAAAGCCTAGTCTCCGCTTACCTCGACGCTGTGAAGGCCGATGCCGAAGCATTCCAGAACTTTACTGTTTGGAAAAAACTTTTGGACTCTCAACCTCAAGGAAAAATTTTGCTATCAGACTCTGACAACGCACCGAATTTCTCTGAAGCAGTCTTCAATACGATTTCTAAAGCTATAACCCGTAACGATAAAGCTATAATTGCAGCGGACAATAACCATTATGCAAGCCTATTCCAGTTAATCGAAACCGGCGGAATAAATCTCTTAAGTCTCTGCTCACTACAAGCCCGCCCCATTGAAATACCTTTGCAAAAAATAATTGGATACTCCAAGTTCGAAATTGACCTAGGGTGGGTTTTGGAAAGAATAGGAAGAACGTGCCGGAAGAAGTACTCGGAGGATGACCACAACGACCACGTTCGCGACTTACTAGATGCGAAAGGCTACACTTTGAGGGATCAAACTCGGGAAGGAAACTCCGCGACAGGTATAAGCGCTGGCGAATTAGACTTGGCAATTATAAACTGCGGAAATTTGTACACCATAATTGAAGCGATGAAGCTTGCCACAATGAAAGAGTCATACATTGACGAGCATTATTGCAAGCTAACCACAAACTATAATCCGCTTGCAGTTAAAAGAACTTATCTAATCACATACTACACCGGCAAAAATTTTCATGGATGGTGGCTTAAATATAAAAAATACATACACACCCTAGACCCACTGAAATTTACTAACAAAGCGCATAGCCACAATGATTCTACTGAAGAGATAGAAACAAATCTACACAACCTAAAAAAGCTATACCATCATATAACTATAGAAGACCAACGCTCTGTATGTGTTCATTACGCAATTAAGATTGAAGAGTAACGTCCACTTTAGGTGCGTCACTTACAAATCTATAAATCATAAATCTAACGAGCCGAGAGGTGTGCTTTGTGCTATCAAACCACCTCCCGAACTTCGTTAATGAACATTGAGCAACTCCAAAGCCAAAAGCTTCTTTTATCCAGGGCCTGCTGTTATTTACACGCTACTGAGAAGAGTTGATCGAGTTTGGTTGTGTAGCTTTTACTCAGAAGAACTCTGCGCATCCCCCATCTAGGGTCTAGCGGCACGCTAGCGGAACGCAACGTGCCCCTGCCCCATCGCTCGTTGATTTGATCCAACACCGCCATCACCCGTGCTGCCTCAGGCGGTTGTGATTCAGCAAACAGATCATCGGTGTATTCACCTGCACGGCAGAGGTCGAGCAGCATCACCTCTGCCTTACTGTAAGTGAAACCTAGTCGAAATATTTTATTAAGTGCGCCTACGGCTGCTTGAGTGAGAAGGCGCACGTCATCAGTGGGATACGGCATATCAATCACTACTCCGTTGGCGTACTTCGCCTCTTCAGGATTGAACATGCCCGTGCGGATGCACACGCGCACCTTCTTACAAAGCGAGTTTTGAGCCCGGAGTTTCTCAGAGGCACGCATCATGTAGGTGGCCACCGCCTCTTTGATGGGCGGCAGCTCCGTCAGCCGCTTGCCAAACATGCGACTGCAGCAGATCTCCTGCTTTGGCGGATCTGGCTCGTCCAGCTCCAAGCAAGGCGTGCCGCCCAGCTCCCTGGCCGTCTTCTCGATCACTACACTGAACTTCTTGCGGAGCGTCCACGGGTCTGCCTTAGCCAAATCCATTGCAGACTTGATGCCCATCGCACCGAGGTGAAGCTTCATCTTTCGGCCAACACCCCATACCTCCGCAACGTCCGTATTACGCAGCACCCAGTCACGCTTCACCGGATCGGTGATGTCGACCACACCACCGGTTTGGGAATGCAGACGCTTAGCAATATGGTTTGCGAGCTTCGCCAAGGTCTTTGTGTGAGCAATACCAACACCGACCGGGATACCGGTGCAGCGAAGCACCTGGGCGCGAATCTGCCGGCCCAAGGCATCCAGCCCACCAATACCCGTCAGGTCGGCGAACGCCTCGTCGATGCTGTACACCTCAACTTCCGGAACCATCGCCTCGATCAGGCTCATCACGCGCTCGCTCATGTCGCCGTACAGCGCATAGTTCGAGGAGAACGGCACAATGCCGTGTTGCTTGAGTTTGTGCTTGATCTGGAAATAAGGCTCGCCCATCTTTATAAATGGTTTGGCGTCGTAGCTCCTGGCAATAACACAGCCATCGTTATTGCTCAGCACCACGATGGGCACCTTCGCCAAGTCAGGCCGGAACACACGCTCGCAACTCGCATAAAAACTGTTGCAGTCGATCAGTGCGAAGGTTGGCAGCGGCTTAGACATGGCTGCGCACTGTGCTGGTGATCACGCCCCAGATCGACAGCTCGTCGCCCTCGAGAACGTAACGTGCCGGAAATTTGGGGTTTTCGGAAAGTAGGACCACCTCCCGACCGCGCTTACACAGGCGCTTGCAGACAGGCTCATTGTTCAGCAGCGCAACCACTACATGCCCGTGGATCGGCTCAATAGCACGATCCACCACAGCCAGGTCCCCATCGAAGATCCCGACGCCCTGCATACTTTCACCCGTGATTGACACCAGGTACACGTGTGGCGCGCGGATATTCAGGACCTCATCCAAAGAGATGTGCTGCTCGATGTGATCAGCTGCCGGCGAAGGAAAGCCTGCCGGAACCCGAAACGAGCACAACGGCAACTTCGCGCCTACCTCAGCGATGGGACCCAGTATGGTGAAGCTCATGATGCGGCCTTTTACAATTACTGTATGAACGTACAGTTAACTTTGTGGGACGCGCGCGGTCAATTTTTCTGTAAGGGATTTCGACAAGCGGAGAGGCGCGTATGTGTGGGCGATTTGTGCAGTACGAAGGAATGGCGATTTTTATTGAAGAGCTGAACCCGCAGATAGAGCTATTCAGCGGGTACGACGCTCAACCAATTGATCGATACAACATCGCACCATCGACGCGGGTGCAGGTACTGCACGCGAATGAGGATGGGCTGCATATTGATGCAGTAAATTGGGGATGGGCGCCGTTCTGGGCGAAGGGTAAACGCCCAGATCCGATCAATGCTCGAGTCGAGACAGTTATCACAGGAAAGTTTTTCAAACAGCTTTGGCCCAACGGCCGCGCGATTGTGCCTAGCGAAGGCTGGTATGAATGGGTGAAAGATCCCAATGACCCGAAGAAGAAACAGCCCTACTTCATTCGACTGAAGAGCCGGCGACCGATGTTCTTCGGGGCGCTCGCCGAGGCCAAGCCTGGGCTGGAGCCGCGCGACGGTGATGGGTTTGTCATTATCACCGCCGCAAGTGATCAGGGAATGGTAGACATCCACGACCGACGCCCATTGGTCCTAAACCGCGATCATGCCAACGAGTGGCTTGACCCGGACCTAACACCTTCACGGGCAGAGGAAATTGCTAAGGAGTTGTGCCAGCCAACGGAAGAGTTTGAATGGTTCCCGGTTAGCAAAGCCGTGGGCAATGTCAGAAATCAAGGGCCGCAACTGATAGAGCCAGATCCTTCATGCGAGCCACCACATGACAAGAGCGACTGCGGAGATCCACACTAAGGTGAGCAGGATTGAAAGCCCTGCGAGCGGCTTATCCATCAGTTACTCAATGCCGGGTTGAAAGACACAGGTATGAGCTAGAGATGCAACTATGGTTCAGCAAGCCCAGCGCGCCACCGCTCAAAAACGGCGGCGCCCATCAGGCGGTGTCGAGCACTCGAGGAGTTCGCTACACTCCATTTGCCGTTTTGCAACGATCTGCTTGGTCAGAACAAGCCGCCCAGCGCTGCTGGCTCCCAATTCATGATTATCAATTCTCCACTGACCTCGGCCTTTCCCTGCCGCTGATTAGACGTGCTGTACCGGATATCCACCGTTTCGAAATGAAATCCCTCAAACACGCGTCGTATATCGGGGTGGTCGTTGATACTGACCATAACCTTGCCCTTGCAGCGCCGCATGAACTCAGCCATCCGCTCGTAGTTTTCAAAAGGAAAGTCCACGCCATAGCCAGCGGTCTGCCAGTAAGGCGGGTCCATGTAATGGAAGGTATGCGGCCGGTCGTAACGCTCAGCACAATCAATCCAAGGGAGATTTTCGACGTAAGTGCCGGACAACCGCTGCCATGCCGCAGATAGGTTCTCCTCGATCCGCAACAGGTTGATGGCCGGCCCGGTAGTAGCGGTACCAAAGGTCTGCCCGGACACCTTGCCGGCAAAGGCATGGTGCTGCAGATAGAAAAACCGGGCTGCACGCTGGATATCCGTGAGGGTTTCAGGACGAGTCATCTTCTGCCACTCGAACACCTGGCGGGAGCTGAGCGCCCATTTGAACTGCCGCACGAACTCTTCCAGATGGTTCTGCACGACGCGGTACAGCGTCACCAGATCGCCGTTGATGTCATTCAGTACCTCAACCGGCGCGGCCTGAGGACGCATGAAGTAAAGCGCGGCGCCGCCGGCAAAGACTTCTACGTAGCATTCATGAGGAGGGAAAAGCGGGATGAGACGGTCGGCCAGGCGGCGTTTACCGCCCATCCAAGGGATGATGGGTGTCGACATAGATAAGGCAAGACCTTTGCTGTATGGATAAACAGTGCTAGGCTCGCTCTGCTTTGTGCACGAAGCAGGAGCCTTGGCTGGACTTGCAGGAGTACGCTGCGGGTACGGCAGCCGGTTCAGATGTTGGCGCATCAAAACCGGTTGCTCCTTTCAATTTCCTATAAAATCAAGTCTACCTCCTCTTAGACTGCTAAATACCAGGAAGAAAAATTGAACCCTCAAACATTCTTAGCATTAGCAACACTCAATGATTTAAAAAACGCGGCCTATGACGCTCTAGAAAAGCGCCACAAGATGCCTGCACTTCTACTCTTTTATTCATTCATTGATATTTGCGCAACACTAGCTAAAGAGGGAGACGAAAAAACAACCAATCAGGATAGATTTAAAAACTACCTTTCAAAGTACCATCACTCAAGTTGGAGCTTGTACTCTCCTTACGATCTATGGGCTGCCAGAAGCTCGCTTTTGCACGCTTATTCACCACTTGGAGATCACGCTACCAAGGCCAACCCGCCGAGGACGATTTTCTATTACTCATGGCCTGAAAAAAAGGAGGATGTTCACGCGGCGATTTCGGCTCGCGGATATAACAACTTCTATCTAATGAACACCAATGATATAAAAATGATTGCTATCGATAGCTTCAACTCTCTTTGGCGCAGAGTTGAAACAGATGAAGCCTTTGAATTAGAGTTCAGAGAAAATGCTGCTCACCTGCTCAGAGATTTCAACTATATGCAGCTTGAGAGTGAGCTTAACTTCCTCAACAATTTAAAGGACATCTCTTAAGACTCAACAGAGATAATCATTGCACCTTTACAAGTTCACGCACATAACTTTGGCAAGCAGCGAGCGCTATCAATCCTTGGTCGCCGGCATCGGTGATTCCGATAATTCGTTGAGCATGCGCTGGGTTAAGTTGGGCTCTTGTGGGGCCATGAACCACGCGGCCGGTGGCGGTGGTGGCTTGCACTGAACAGTTGTTGGTGGCATCGGTGGCGGCGAGTACGACTGACAACCGCAGATCAGCAGTAGCCAGGCGATCACGCAGACGAGCTTGCTTAGTTTGCTCATCGGTCAATTCCTTGTGGTGGGTTTCATCTTTGTTCTGCAGGCGTTGCTCAAGGGCGAAGCGCTTGTCCTGCTCGTTGCGCTGTTGGGCAGCAGCAGCCCGGGATAACTCGCCGAGGGTTTCAGCGTGTTGCCTGGCCTGGCGCTCCAACTGCTGACCGTAACGCCAACCTTGCGCGGTCCAGGCCAACACAGCAGATCCGACCGCCAACATCACCAGCAATGTGCTGACCGCCACGAGCCGGTATCGCGTCGGGATCAGGTCGAAGAGACGCATAACACCGCCCTCGCCCGGCCCCACAGCTGCAGCCGATCTTCCAGGCCGTTGAGCCCGCCATTGATACGGCGGGTGATGGTGTTGAACTGATCTTGATCCGCGAGTGCGTTCAACCCGTTCACCGACCAGAACCACGCTGCCGACTCAGCCGCCCATTGCGGCAGTTCGAGCAGCTCAGGCGTGCGCAGTAAACGCTCATCACCAAACAGCGCCAAGCTGCAGCGCAAGTAGTTGTCATGACCGGTAATCTGGATCAGCCCACGGCCGCGATAACGTTGGCCGTCACCGTCGGCTGCAGGCGTGTTCCCAAGCTTGACAGCCAGAGGCCCGGTGTCGTACTTGCTGAGGTATTGATCGCTCCCCAATTCACGTACGTATTGCAGTTGGCCGGACTCATGGCCGACCTGGGCCAAGAATGCCGCCTGGCGCTTCGGCGTGTCGATCTTGCGGTTGGTCATGGCCGCGTTCAGCGCGGATACAAAAACGCCCGCTTTGCGGCGGGCGTTAGGCATGATGCTTTGTAGTTGCAGCTCAGTGATGGACATCGCTTTTTCTCAGGCAAAAAAATGCCGCTCGATGGCGGCGAATGGTGAGATGGGTTCAGCCAGTTACAACTCCAGGACTTTCACCTCCTTGGTTTTTTTCGTCTTCTTGCTTTTGGCCTTGGCCTTACCTTTCTTGCCGCCATTGCACTCCACGGTGGTGGACCAACCGGCCTGGGTGAATACCTGCTCAACCGAGTCGACCAGGTACTCGCCATCAATGCCGACTTTGAAACCCGTGGCTTTTACCGACCGCTCGGCAAACAGATCGGTACGCCCAGGCATTTCAAGACGAACGCCTGCCGAAGAACGATTAAACGCGGTCAGTCGGGCTTTGGCCGCCTGTTCCGCTGCGGTTTTGTTGGGGTAGATATGACGGTCTGTGTGCACCGCCGGCAGCCCGTCGGGCGCATCCGTGTTGTCCAGGCTGATCAGCTTCAGCTCACCGCTTTTCTTGTCCTGATGCTTGGTGGCTACCGCCTTGTGCGTGTTGCGATCGCCTAAACGGAACTGCCACCGACTTACATCGGCGGGCGTGATGGTGACGGTGCCCAGGGACTTGCCGCTCGCACTGGTGCCGCCGTCGCGGGTCATGACAATCAACTTCCCATCGGCCACCTTGGCCGTGCAGTCGTGCTGCTTGGCAATGCGGGTTATGAAGTTGAAATCAGACTCGCTGAGCTGGTCTGCCCGGGGCACGTTCGTGGAGACGTTGCACACCGGCGCCCAGCCGTTGCGGGCAGCCACGTCGGCCACAATCTTGGACAGTGGCACATCTTCCCAGCTACCGCTGCGCACCGTTTTTCCGGTACCGCGCATGTCGCCGGCCTTGCCGCGCACGACGATGGTGTTAGGCGGGCCGGATATCTCGACCTCATCCACCATGTAACGGCCCAGCCGCACCATGGACGTTTCGGCATAGCCCAGGTAGATCTCAATGCCGGCACCGCGCTTGGGCAGCGCCACGGTGCTGTCGCGGTCATCGATGCGCAACTCGAAGTCGTCCGACTCCATGCCTGGCTTGTCAGTGGTTTTCAGCAACAACAGGCGGTCATTGATCAGCGCGGTAATGTCTTTACCGTCTGTAACGACGCGAAAGCGAGGGGTCATGGTTCACCCAGTTACCCCGCCAACGCGGGGAAATGTTGGCGGCCGTTACGCGTAACGGAAGGAAAGGACAGCCAGGCCTGGCTAATCCCAAAGCATCACAAGTTCTTCAGTGGGTGCCGGCATGTCCGGCAGAACAATCACCACACCAGCTCGGTACGGCTGAACCTCATCGGCCAGCCCCTGATTGGCATCGAGCACGGCCTCCACCGTGCCGCTCAGATGGCCGTAGTAGTTGTGACAGATGGTGTCCAACAGATCCCCGTCAGACGTTCTGCATGTCGTCGCCAT